CCTTAAAGTTTCAATTGGAAAGTGTTCTACTTTGACAATCTTCTTTCTGTCTTTTGAGTAGATTATTTGCGCTGCACATTGTCCCATTAATTTTAAATCATAAGACAATTTTCTAACACAATCTTTTCCAAACATTGAAATCATTTGGGCATATTGATCGGGTTTTTTATTGGCATCTGTTGCGTTTAATCCTTTGCCATAAATAGCTTGACTTATGCCGTTTACGGCTGCGTTATTTGTGGGACTACCGTTATATCTATCAATTAAGAATTGAAAATAATTATTATCTTGTCCGTATTCAACCCAACTTTTATTCTTTACTTCTATTATTTCGGGGGATGTATAAGTGCTTAAATTAACAACTCCTATATTTGGTTGTTTTGTCACCCCAACAGGCAGACTTTTATTTCTTTTCATATTACGATATATTCATTGTTAAAGGAATCATCACTTGTAAATTGTCCCTCGTTTAGTTTGTAGTAATCGTTAGCAACTTGATTAATAGTTTGATCTGTACAGAAAATTCTATCCTTAAAAATTACATCTGTTCCCGATACTAATTTGAAATCATAAAAGTGATTAGAAACCAAAACAGGCGAAAAGGTATTCTGAAAGGTTACATAATTCCCCGATACACTTGCACCCGTAATAGTATAATTAACACTAACGTTTGTTGAATCATCTCTTATAGTCATAGTAAAAGTTGTTAACGTATAATCTCTAGGTATTACATAGAATGTTTGTGCCGTTGCGGATGTTGTTGCTATAACCATATTTAAGTAACGTATTTTTTTATCTATTTTGTTTTATGATCCACACCCAACACAATCAATTTCTGAATTAGAAGGTTTAGCACCGTTTATTTTCATTTTAATATTATGTATTTTATCCTTTATTTCCATGTCTGAAAACATATTGCCCGTTAATTGATTTTCTAGAGTTTTAATTTGAGAGTAAAGTTCGTTCATTTATAAATTAATTAGAGGTAAAAAGTAAATTAGACAAAAAAAAAGCACCCCCTATAAAGAGATGCTTTTAAAATAAATTAGTAAAAATTAAGGGGTAGGATTGATAGGAGAGGCTGCTGCCGTTACTCCTGCTGCCGACTGTACAAAGTACGGTGCGGTTTCTTCCATTCCTTCTAGCACCATAGTGAATCCCGAGAGGTCACCTGCGGCTGCTCCCGTTACGATAGTTCCGCCTGTTAATTCCATTCCGTTTTCATAACCACACAAGAACAAATGTCCGTAGTAATCTTGAACAATTATAACAGGTCTTCCTGCTGCGATTAATTGAACTTGATTTTTAGTTAAGTTATCTAAGAATGTTAAAGTAAGGTTTAGTGTTTGAGTGTAGAAAGTAGTTCCATTTTCTCTAGAACTAGTAATTGTAGTTTCTAAGCTAGAATTACCTTTTACTTCATACTCATACCAAACAGGGGAATCAGTAAATGCAGTTACCTCGTTTAAGGTCGCAGGGTCTGTTCCTTCGATTGTTGCCTCAACAGGGAACTCAGCAAAAAATACTGATTTAATTCCTCCGAAGGCACTTTTACAGGGAAGTACTCTTCCCGATGTTACGTTACAAGCCATGTTTTTTTTTGTTTAAATAAAAAAGGGTAGATAGACTTTTACCACCTACCCTTCTTTATGGTTAAAATTAATTAAGAGTATAAAACGATGTCAGAACCAATTCCGTACTGAACGGAAGCTGCAAATCGCATGATAAGTCTCACATTCTGCGAGCCATCCAAATCCCTCATGTCTAGCAACTTAACTTCGTTCTGATCGCTAAGTAGAGATGTTCCAAAGTATAGGTTTGATTTCTCAGCAGCTACCGCAGTATTGTTTGCTAATCCATTAGCAACAAACAAAGGAATACCACCGAAAGACAAAGGTGCGCCATTCTGATACCACAATGCTCCTCTGTTGTCAATACCACTTCCTAATGCACCCATTGCACCAACATAAGCCTTTGCAATGTTTTGTGATACATATATGTGCAAATCTTCCTTGCCAAATAAAGTAGCAGGAATAGCATCAACTATTTTCTGCATTTCAGCAACTACATTTCCAACAACAACTGCACCTGCGACTACATCAATTACATCAGCATCAGCCGTCATAAGAGTTGTAAAGCCGTCAAACTCACCTGCGTTTGCGTTTACTCCACTCCAAATATTAGATTCTGTTTTGGCAGCTACCTCAGCAGCAAATTGTCCAATAATGAAATCGGAGAATTTAGGAGGTAATTGATCAAAAGCAGAATATCCCATTTGTGCAGCCTCCCAATCAGATTGGAAAGGTGTGAGACACATTTCTTGATTTACTTGAAAATATTCGGGTTGAATAATTCGTTCAGTTAATGTAACTGATCCTGCGCTTGTGAAATCACAAGTTGCATCTACTACCAAGCCACTAGTTGCTACCTTCTTGATAACTTCTTTATACTTTATGTTTGGTTTTACTTCGATCCCACCATTTGCAATAGTGTTACCGCTTAGAAGTGCTGCGGAAATGTATTCTCCTGCGAACTCTCCTGCATACGTGCTTGTTATATTTACAGCCATTTTATTTGATATTTAATATTTTTTTAAAAACTCGATCCTTAGTACTCATTACTCTTTTAGGAGAAATGTGCATTTTTACTTGTTTACTTGAATCACCTTCGGGATTATGCTTAATAGCTTTTGCTGCAGGTTCAGTAGAAAGTTTTTGTTCAACTTCTTTTTTAACTTCCTCCTCTACCTTACTAGCTTCCACTTTGTCCGCTTTTAAATCCGCAATAGCATCCTCAAGATTTTTAATTCTTATTTCCATTCCTTTCAAATAAGCATCATCTACTTCTTCCAACTCAGTTTCTTCTGATAAATCTTTTTCTGATAAATCTTCTTCAACTAAATCTTCTGTTTCTTCGGGAACTTCATCACTCACTTCTCTAACATCAGCAATTTTACCTTCTTCTTCAACAACTAAAAGTCTTGAATCTTCAAGCATATATTCACCAACGGGAAGTGCTACCTTTTCATCTTCGGTTACGATAAAAATATCATTACCTGCTTCAAATGATTCTGCTTCTACAACAGTTCCATTTTCTAATTTTAGGCTTTCTAGTTTAATCTCTTTCTTTTCAAGATCAATTCCTAAAACCGTTTTGATTTGGTTTAAAACTTCATTTGATTTCATAACTATATAACGTTTATTAAAATTTATTTTGCATTTTCATGCTTTCTTTTGAACTATGAACCACTCTATTCCATCGCTCCACAACTGAACACCTTCGTATTCTTTGTTAATTACATAAGGAGATGCTGAACCGTCTATGGTTGCTCCATTAATAGGAGTTAAACTAACCCTAGTATTGGATGTAAATGTTGAATCAGATATAAATCTTATTAATCTATTTGTGTTTGTTCCGTTTACATTTGGCAAATTAACCGTTGCATTTTCTACTCCACCTGTTGCAGTAAATGTGAACTTTATTAAAGTAGAACTAGTATAAGTGCTATCTGATAAATTTATTGTAGTACCATCTGCCACAGTTATATGTGTTTCAATTACATAATTATCTATATCACTTAACGTAGTTCTTTTAGTTGTACCATTTTGAACTAATGCAAAAGATTCATCTCCTTGCAATGCAGTTGCTATTGGTAAAGCAGATATTTTTGAATTTGCCATTATAATATAATTTTAGAATTATCCTCTTGAAGAATTAAATCAGTATCTTCTTTAGTTAAAAAATTACCTTCTACTCCTGTAATAACACCAATGCCTTGAGCCCAATTATCACCATCACAACATTCTATTGAATAGGTATTATTTTGACACAAACACGCTCTTCTACCTCCTCTAGGGGAAGTAGGATTAGGGATGTAATTATTTCTTTTAATGCCTTGCATTATATTTCTTTTAATTGTTTCAATTTACTTAATGCCCAAGTCTTAGCAGATTTACCTCCCCATAAAAGATATGAGATAGTTCCACAGGCTTTTGTGTCCGATGGATTATAATACTCCTCTGCTCTACTTAAATAAGAGTACATTCTTTTTATTGTACTTACTGAAATAGGTTTCCCTTTTGATAGTTGTTGCGCTCTTATTTTACCTACATCTGTTGCGCATTTATTGTTAACTTTCTTATTTAATTCGATTCCTCTTTTAGCGTTGTTCTTAACTGAGTCGGGATAATCTGAATAGGATTCCATTTCTATCTTACCATCCTTTACAATGCCTCTAATCATTGAAAGCATTTCTTTTACTTCTTCTTCATCAATATCTTCTAGACTTAATTTTGATGCTTCTATCTTATCTGCAAAGAACCCTTCTATGCTGAACCCCTTTACCTTTCCCGTTTTCACATAATCGTTCCATACTTCTTCGTTGTTTACTTTAACCGTACCCATCCAAGTTCCAACAGGAACACTCATATTATACTTTCTTGATTTATCTTGAACCTCATCCTCAACTATCCAACTTTCAACTAAAGTCAATCCTTGTAGGTTACTAGAATGTTCTAGGGTTGAATTGTTTTGGTATCCGTTCGTTAAGTATCTTTGCGAGGCTTTTAAGACAGTATCTCTTGAGAAATATATATAATACTCATCTCCTTCTGTCTTTCTGTATATAGGCTTATTTGGGATTAATAAAGCACCCATTAGAATTTTCTTCTCTTTATCTACTTCTGCTAGTTTAATTTCATCAGACTTTAAAGCGACAAAATCAGATTCTATGGCAGGTGATTCAACAATAGAAATCGCTTCTATTCCGCTTTCCTCATTTTCATCTAAAACTAATTCTACTATCTTCATATTTATGTAACGTTTATTTTTTTTTATTTTGCTTTTATATAGTAGCTGATTCTATTATGTTACGATCTAAACTTTGTGAGGTTGTAACATCACTTGAAACTACATAAGCCTTTATAGGTGGTTGTGATCCCATTAAATCAGCGATTTGACTTGTTCCACTTGTACCTACTACGTTGAATTGTGGTGCTTGTGGTTCTGATCCTACTGTTGCCGTTGGAGTTGTTATTGATGGCATTGGTGAATCATTACCGCCTATCTGTGTTGCTACCTTTTTTGTTCCTTTAACTGCTTTAATTACACTTGATATAATACCCGCTGCGGTAATACCGTAAGAAACTAAAAAGGGCAATGCTTGAGGTAATCCTAATCCTAACGTTCTTGCAAATCCTGTTCCAATCGATTGTCCTGCTACTGCTGCATCTAATCCTGCTTCTAAAGATGCCTTTGTGGCTTTGCTTTGTAGAACTCCCATGTCTATTAAAAGTTCCTTTGCTGCCATTGCTTGTTTCGCTATTAAGGCTGCTTTTCCTAATCTACTTTCTGCTCCTGCTATTGCTACAATTCCGTCTAATGATCTTTGGTTCATTGCTTCTTGTTCTTGAAATATAGCTACATTCGCAGCATGAGTTTCCTCATCTCTAGCTTTTTTGTCAGCGTCTAATTGAGCATCAATTAATTCTTTTTGTAAAGCATAAGATTTATCATAAGCTAATTTTAAAGCTAGTTCTTGTTCTTTGGTTTCTGATATTAATTCAATTTCTTTATACGCTCTTTCTCTTTCAAGTTCTAATTTTTTAGTAGCATCATTTGCTAATAAATCTTGTTCTTTTTTTATAAATTTAGCAAGTAGTTTTTCCCTATCTGCTTCTGCTTTGGCTTTCTCTTTTGCTAATCTTGCAGCTTCTGCTTTCTTTTTTTCTACATCTTCTAAAAGTTGCTCATCTTCTATTTTTTTAGATTCTGCCCTTGCTTTTTCTTTTTCTTTTTTCTCTTGAGATAGTTGATACCTTACCCAAAAAGTATTTTTTCTTGCGGTGAGTTCTCCCGACAAATTAACTCCTTTTTGAATCCTTTCTTGACTAGCCTCTAATTCTGCTTCTGCTATTAATAAATTTGCTTTTACTTTTTCTGCATCTATTGCTTTTCCTATAAATGGAATTTCAGAAATTAATAAAAGAGCCTCATTAGAAAACTTCTTTATTATAGCAGTAAAAGAACCAAATCCCCCTGCTATAATTTCTTTTGTCATTGACATTCCAATACTTAAAGAATCGAAGAAATCTTTAAACCCAAAAGCAGTGACATCAATTGCCTTGCCCAAGAAATTAATTGAAGCAGTTAAGCCTTTTACCAAGAACCTCTGTATTGCATTTATTGGACCCTCTCCATCTTCTATACCTAATAAGAAACCATCCCAAGCAGAACCTAGTTTAGTCATATCCCCTGCAAGATTGTCTAATCTAATTTCTGCCATATCCCTAGCAGTTGTTTCTAAATCAGTAAAAGTTTTAGTTAATCCTTCAATCTTTTCTCCCGAACTAGCTAAATTCAATAAAGATTTTGCCCCTACAAGTCCAACCAATTCAATAGCAGTATTCATCTTATTACTACTAGAATTTACTTTTTCAAATCCTTCTTCTAGAGTTAACCCTTTTTTATTTAACTCAATAAATGTTTTACTTAATCCTGTTCCTGCTATACTTCCTTTTAATCCCGAATCAGCTAAAACTCCTAATAAAGCAGTTGTTTTTTCAATACTAACTCCTGTCGCTCTTGATGTAGGAGCAACTAATTTTAAAGATTCAGTTAAAGACTCAAAATTTAAAGCAGAAGAAGCAGTACTTACTGCAAGAACATCAACAACCCTTTGAGTATCTGTTGTATCTAATCCAAATGCTCTTACAGTACTACCTGCCAACATAGCAGCACTAGAAAGATCAACTTCTAAAGATGACGCTAAATCTAAAATAGCAGGAGTAGAGTTTTCAATATCTCTAACACTAAAACCTAGCTTTGCCAATTCTGTTTGCAACGCTACAACTTGAACTGCAGTATAAGCAGTTGACTCACCTAATTCTTTAGCTTGGTTGGATAGTATTGTTATTTCCTCTGCAGTAGCACCCGATACTGCTTTTAAACCCGATAAAGATTTTTGAAAACTAGCACCTAAGTCTGCTGCTGATTTAAACAAGGCAACTAGAGAACCAAAAGCCACAACCAAAGCACCAACTCCTGTGCTGATCATTGCAACTTTTAACTTTCCTAGCATTGGGATAGCACCTGTTACCGCATCGCCAAATCCTTTAAAAGCACCTTTTAATCCCGTACCTACGGCTTTACCTTTTTTGCCTGTATCATCGACTTCTTTGTTAAGTTTTTTTACATCCTTAACTGCTTTGTCTGTCTTAGCAATAATCTCAACTTGCTTTACAACTGCCATTTTATCTCTCTTTTAATAATCTTAAAGCCTTCCTTTAATGTGGTCGGTAATTTATTTTTTCCTTGTGCTATTTTTATGCGTTCAGTATTTCCATCCGCTTCTTCTAGCATTTTAATTATCATCTTAATCATAGTATGTTGATTAATTCAAAACTTGTTTCACCTGTTTGAAAATTAGTTGTCATTGAGTTGATTTTGTAATTCTGATTGTTTATTTCTATTACGTTGTTTAGTTTTAAATTGTATAAAATATTCAACGGCAAAAAGGCTTTTACTTTTATGAATCTTCTTTTTATATTAAACGATTCAGAAATAAAGTTTTTATAATATCCTTCAAATAAAGTATTAGAAAATCCTGTTGCTTGACTAAACTCATTTACTTCTTCATTGAAATTTATATTGCTTGTGCTTATATTAGAATAAAGTGAAACACTATTTGAAGGCAAAATAAGTGAACTTAAAGAATCGTTATTTGTTGAGTTTTCCCTAACAGATACTAAGGTTAATTGGCTTTGTCTTATAGGATAAAAAATTAAAGGCTTACCAATATAAGGCTGCTGATTTTCATTAACAGAATAACCATACATAATATTGGTTTGTGATCCTCCATTTAAATTATTAATCCTATCAAAAAGCATATGCTCAAATGGTAACTTAACACTATAAGTTTCACTAGGAGCATCATATACTTCTCCATTTAAAGTGTATCTTAACTCACCCCATCCTACATTGTTTAATTGATTATATTTCTTTGCTAAAAAAGTTCCTGTCCCCTCATAGCTAAAGTTGATTTGTTTGTAAGGTAAAGCCACATTTACTTGACTTGAATTAACATCCATAAACTCATCAATCGAATACACATTAGTTGTAGCGCTTCCAATCTCATTCCAAAACCTTACTTCATCTTGCCATTCCTCTTCTTGAAGATTCCAAAAACCTGTGTCTAAACTAGCAAAATAATCATCGTAAGTTTGAACAACTATCTTATCGTTCTGATGATATGCTACTAGGTTGAAAGTCTTGAATAGTCCCGAAAGAAAATCAATTATTTTAATCTCGGGAATTTGTTCGTTAATAGCAAAAGGAAAAGAGTTTGGAATTGGAACATCAGCACCCGTAACACCTTCCCAAAAATCATCGTAATTAACAGTTGATCCGCTTGAGGTATAAGAACCTCCAACGCTTAAATCTAACGCACTAAAAGAGACTTGCTCAACTGCGGTTAAATTAAAGTTATATGTCGCAGGGTTCATTGCTCCTGCAGTTGTTTGATCTACATAAATACTACCTGTAACATATCCCGAACTATACCATACTTCTCCATTTCTTGTTATTGTGAGTAAATATTGTTTAGTGTTATCTGTTGGTACTGCTTGAAAAGAATAATAATTAACTACATTATCAGTTGGGTTAGTACTTGAAATAATAAGGCTAGTCTGAGATGATAGCGTATTTACATTTGTAGGTAAAAGGGGATCGGGAACAAATGAATTTATTAATAAATTATATTCATTACCACTTCCCGATGCTGAATCTACATCACCACTTTTACGGTGTAGCCACATAAACAAATTATAATAATCTGCGTTAGTGTCATTAAAAAAGTCATCTGAAAAACTAAGTCCTAATTCTGTTAAGTAATCAGTTTCAATTTGATCTACTATTTTAGAAACTCTTAAAGCATATTTTAACTCACTCCATAAAACACCTGCTCCCGAACTTGCTGCGAATTTCATATTATTTGTTCCTGCAGTTGGTGTTCCGTTACTATCAAAAAAGACAGGATTTGAATGTGTTATCATAGGAACTACTACATCGTTTGTAGTTGTGTCTACATTCATTAAATCTCTTATGCTTGTGTAATCGTAAGTCTTATTGTAAGCAGCTAAATCTAAAGCATCTAATTGATTCTCTCCTAGAACATCTTTTAAAGCTACCGTTTCACCAAAGAAAGTTATTCTATAGGCATAGGCTTTATTTCGTTTAAGATCAACACCATCTAAACGCATAAACCCCTGCTTAAAGGGGATGTAATTTAATTCAATATATGATGATTTTTTAACCCTAGCATTAAATCCATTTACTATATCAAAATTATAATAATGCTGAAATAAAATATTATTCGTTGGAGAGGCAGGGACTGAAAACGTCTGAGTAAATTCTGTAAAAATCTTAGAAACGTCTTTAACGTTTTTTAAAGATTGGGTAAGCGAAATTGTTTCATCCTTGAATAAATCTAGTCTCGTTGAGCCAACATAAATCTGAACCTTCTGCATTAACGTACATTGTTTATATAATCAAAAGCCATATCAAATTCCATTGTATATTCAATTAGCTTATCATTTAAACTAGTCTTATATGTAAACGAACTTGTATTAATAATAACGGGTACTACTTGCTCTGTTGATGGATCATACGGATCGGGTTGTGTTAGCCATATTTGCTTACTTAACATCAAGTCTTCAAAGAATGGATTAGCACCTTCAGGATAATAACCGCTACTTAATATTATCTTTTGATTTGCTGATTTATTAAAGACTGTCTTTGTTGGATTGTTAACTGAATAGGTTGCATTTCCTCCGCTTATTGTTATTGTGTTTGCGTTATAAGTTTCCTTTGTTGAGGTTGTTGTTTTTACACTTTTCAAAAAGAACCATAAATCCTGTAATGCTCCGTATTTATTTACGAAAGTTATTTTATTTCCTTCTCCATACCTGCTGCAATTAACTCTAATAATATTAACTAAAACATTACCTATTGGTGTAGCTAAAGAAATTGTCTGAGGATTAGATGTGTCAAACCCTGTGTAAGATAAAACGCTATTTGTTGAAACGGGAACAACACCCGATACTCCCAAAGGAGCATAAAAATAATAACCATCTTTAATTACATCCTTTTCAATTAGCCATTCGTAAGAACTTACCGTTGGGTTTATTCCTTCCATAAAAGTTCCATATCCATCAAACCCCTTATGAGTTGTTGCACTTGAAGAATATCCTCCACCTCCTCCATTTGGTAAACTCCAATATCTATAAATAAAACTTATATCTGCGGTTTGGGCAGTATACGTTCCATTAAAAGTAACGTTTAAATAATCTCTTACCAACTCAGCTATTTCAAAAGTCAATACCGTTCCAACCGTTCCATTTTTTATAATATTATATCTAAGTGTTCCGTTAATCGTTAACTCTAATTCTACGGAGTTCATCGCACTTGGTACAGTAACGCTTTCTAATCTTGGTGATCTTAATAATATATTTGCCATACTTATTTTTTTATTCCTAACACAAGACTTTTTTCTACATCTAAAGCAAAGGCTTTAACTAGATCATCGGGCATTTGTGTGAATGCTTTATTAAACGGTTTAGTAAAAAACAAACTCGGCTTTAATCCTTGTGCAAAAATTCTTTCTTGCAACCAAAACCCGATAGTCTTATATCCTCCCTTTCTGAACTTTCCGTCTTTGTCTCTAAATCTTATCTTTTTCATCTTTGCCCATTGCATTAATGGTTTTAATGGAGGTCTTTTTGATTTGTATCTATAGGGACTTCTTGGTGCTTTCTGAATACCGTTCTTTACTAAGCTAGGATTTGCACCCTTTACCCCTAAGTCTTGAAACGTTCCATAGTTTTCCATTAAGAAATCTAAAAGAAAAGCGTTCTGCTCTTGATCTAAATCATAAGAAATAGATTTGTATAATGAACCCCCTCCCTTACCGTCTTTGGTTAGGTTGCTTTTGCTTTGCTGAACCACATATTTAGCAAACTTGTTTAATACTTGATTTGTTTCTTTTAGTGTCATTAGCAATGTCTGATATCGTTGTATATTAAGACATCAAACGTAGATGTCCATCCTGCTAATTCATTTTCAAACCTATCATAGAACGGCTCTATAGTTGCGTTCCCATCGAATTGGTATTTGTCTTGATGTAGTGTCCCACCTCTTAATACTTGTATCAGCTTATTAGAGACTGATAGCTGCGTGTTTAGTATGTCTTGTAGGTTGTTATTCCCTCTGAACAAATTCGTTGTCTCTTCCTTGCTTATATCAACGATATCCATATTTAAAATACTAAGATTAAATCTTAACACTCCGTCTTCTTGACTTACTTGGTTTACCATTATATGAGCAAGTGGGAAAATATCTTGTTTCTCTAAATTGATTTCTTCAAGATTCCCCTGCGTAACAGTTCTTGTATTAACATCGGATAACAAACTATCTTTTATTGTTTCCGTTAATTGGTAGTAACCTCTTATTCCTTGATTGCTCATTTTTTGTTTTTAATTTGCTGAGATTCTGCCTCCTGCTTTTCCTTTATAAATGACAACATCGTTAAGCATTCGTGTATGTTTAATTTAGTGATATTTTCAAATCTTGTAATATCTCCTTGAGCGAGTTCGTATACTGAACTAAACCATCCCCACTTTTGTCCAAACCCTGCTGCGACTGAGGTTGTTTCCCTGCTTCCTCCTCCGCTAAATAACGACTCGTAACGAGCAGAGATAGATCCATCCCTAAATGAAACAAAAAAAAAACAGAACTAATGACTGCCTCCAAAGGCATATCTAACATCTGTTCTTTACCTTCGGGGTTGTATTCCTCAATTATATACTTTCCTCCCGATCTTTGTTTGATAGGTCTGTATAGAACATTCATTGCCGTATGGATGTTTTCCCAATCACCAATAAAAGTGTCAACATCAATATATTCCCCAAGAGTCATGTCTTGAATATCGGGATGAAATCCGTAGTTCTTACCGTTCATTTTAAATGACTGAACTAAATTAGGCTTATCCGAAAACATCCCATTTAAGGTGTTTGTAATTTCCTCTGCGTCTGATAGCTTAATAGTTAACACATCTTTATAAGGCACGTTGCAAAAGATTTCAATCATTTTACATTGCAATAAATATTCATCTTCGCTTTTTATTTTTACGAAGTCTTGATATTGCTTTAGTGTGATTTCTGATAAGTGGTTCGGAATAGTAATACTCGCTTTCATAATATTGTAACGTATTTTTTAACTGATTTTATAAGACATAAAAAAAGGCAGCCATTTCTGACTGCCTAAATTAACCAACTAAAACAAAAAACTAAAATCCTAATATCTCCTCTGATGCGTGTTCAAACTTTTTTTGATACTCAATTGCCTTTGCGCACCACTTGTTTCTTTCTGTTTTGTATTCAATTAGTAGTTTGTCTTTTTTGTCTGAATCATCTTTCAACCTAGCAACATAGAAACTCATTTCATTTAATGCTTTCATCATTGCTTTAGTCTCTTCGTTGTCGGGTTTAATCTTAAGCCAATTCCTAACTAAACTCCCACACATTTGAACGTTGCTCCAATACTGTAAATCGTGTAATCTTTGTATTTCCATATTAATAAACACTAATTAAATTGTTCAAAAAAGGAATAATAAATTTATCTCTTTGCTTATAGTTCGAGCATTCTTCATCATCGCAATAGATAGCCATTTCATCTATCTCATATAAATACTCATACTTACCGTCATCGGTTCTCATGTATCCATACTCTTCGTAAGTTTCGGGATCATCAATGGTTTTCCTTACGCAAATAACATCTGCATAAATTTCAATGCAACCAACCTTCCAATATAATTCTTCCCTATGAATCTCATCATCTCCCATTGGGATTTCAATAGGCTTTAAATCATTAAGGATTTCTTCTAACTCTTGATCTGTAAATAAATTTCTCATTTTCTTTTGTTAATATTAGTTGTAAGATAATACAATAAAGTTAAGGGGGGTTTCCCCCCCTATTTAATTAGAATGATGGGTCTCTATACTTCTCTGCAAATCCAAAGATTATTGAAACCTTGTTAAAGTTTCTATACTTCTTAGTTATGCCATCTACTAGTTTTAGAGTACCAAAGGGATTGCTTTCCTTTTCTTCAATGATTGAATCATAATTAATACCATTGGGTAAATGCTTTCTCCAATCCCAATCGTATTCCTTAGATAATTTATTGAATAGTGATTTGATAACCTCAACAGTATAATAAACCTCTCCCCAAGAACCTTTCTTGAAATCATACTCTAAGTCTTTTGTATGGTTTTGCTCATTACTAGAGTAAGTGTATTTCTCATCTCCATAACCTGTTCCTACAAATTTAGTATCCATTCCTCTGATAGTACATTTTGTATTGTCTTCTGATACAGAAACAACTTCGTATGCTGATCTATCGGTATAATGTAAGATAGTTGCACCTTCTCCTACTTTTGGAATAGATGAGTTATTACCCATCAATTGATTTTGAAAACCTCCTGCAACTCCTACTCTTCTTTTTTGTGTTAAATTATTCATCTTTTTTTTTGTTTTGATTAATTATAATTCAAAGGTAACCTAATAAAGTTATAAAACAAAAATTTTATAATAAATATTTAACTAATTGTGTATTTGCCAAAGTTTTCTCCCCTTCCTAGGCTTTCCATCTCGTGATACCTAACCGCATCAACTGCGTGATTCAACGAATCCGTAGGTTTATTTAACTGCTTTCCTGTGCGGTCTTTATCCCAACAGTATGCCCTTAGTTCTTTTATTAAATTGCTGCTCTTAGAAGTCACTAAATAGCTTTGGGATTGCATTATCTGAATACCGAAGTTAATTGAATCTGCTCCTTTCCTTACTCCCTTAATTACTTGTCCCGTTCTTCTGATCTCTTCTATGCTTTTAGGCTCTGAACTATCCGCATAAGCAATTACGTTCTTTTGTAGTTTCTTTGCAATGTCAGTATTAACTAAACCTGTCTCATAACAGATCTCGTTGAGAATCCTTTCACCGTTATAATTATAAACTTCAATAATAGAACTTGGATCAACCGAGTATCCGAAGTCAACTCCGTAACCGAGTAGCCTTGCTTCATCGGGTATCTTATCAATTACTTTCCAATTACTAAACACAACACCCTCAAGCATTCCAACTAATCCTTCCCCGTATACCCTCCACCAATTCTCCCAATAGGAACTAGTCTTTGCTTTTAGTTTATTCTTTTCTATTTCTTTTACGATCCTTTGATCAAGTGCTTCGTTATCTCTGTAGGTAAGAATAAGAAAGTCACTATCTCCTTCATCTTTTAATTCAGTATGAACCCAAAACTCATTAGCAGGGTTAAAGTCTAAATAAATTTCTTGTTTGGTTCTTATAGCAAGTTCATTATAGGAATTAAAATCAACGTTGTTGCATTCGTTAATATAAAGAATATCCCTTCTTGCTCCTCTTAACTTAGATGAATCATCAGCACTAAAAAATTCAATATAACTGCCATTGGCGAACTCGTATCTAAGAAACGATTTATTAAACCTTTGCTCAAAATACCTACCTGTCCATTTCATTATATTTAAGAAGTCCTTTAATGCTCCTCTTCTTAAATGTGGTATAGATTCAGCGACTACTGAGATTTCTATGTTTGAGTTTTTAGTAGCCTTATCAATTAATATAGGTAATATCCCAAAAGTCTTTCCTGCAGATGTTCCCCCTTGAATTATCTTAACTCTTTTATTTAGTTTTATTATTTTATTAATCGCTGTTGTCCTTACTAACATCGGGGAATAAAGGTTGTTCAATATTAGTTTGTTCTATTTGCTGCACAGGTGAGCCATAACCCGAATCCATTAAAACCTTATAAGCGTTTACGTCACCGTTCCTCGCTTTTTTAATTAAAGCTAAAGTCATTAAGTCCTCTTGGCTCATTGTTTCCAATTCAGAGGTTAACGGGTTCTTTAGTTCTTGGTTTACTTCTAGCCACCTTCTTGCTATTGTGCTTCTATTCTTTCTGCCTTTGGGTCTACCGTTTGGGTTACCGCTTTGTCCTTTTTTAAAAGGTATTAAATCTTCTTTACTCATTCTGTTTTTGTTCTGTTTCTAATATTTTAAAGTTTTTAATTCTTCTTGTTTATCATAGTAAGCCATTAACTCTCTATCGTTTGTGCTGCCTTCTCTTGGTTTTGTCATTCCCCCAAAAGAAATTTGTCCTTTTAACTTCCTATACTTACCATAAACAATGCCATCAAGACACGCCCAAATAATAACGCAATTACTTCTCTTCTCTTGCATCTTAATTAATTTCTTTACTGCAATAGGTAGCGGATAAGACGTGTCCATGTATCTACCTTTCCTTCCTTTTATTTCTGCAAAACAAATAAACTCACCATCAAGAAAAAGTTTGTAATCTAAATCAAACCTATTTAACTTTTCATAAGTACCCGAAAACAAACTAACGAATTTCTTTATCGCTTTTTCTTCTCTGTCTAAGTCTTCGGGTCTTTCAAATATAGGCATCTGAATATTCTTTACCGTTTATTTTAACCGTCAAGGTATCATCTAGCTTTCTCATTCGATCTATTATCACTTGACAATACTTTGGATCAATTTCCATTCCGTAGCACTTACGATCAAGTTGGTGAGATGCTACCATTGTTGATCCACTACCACAGAACAAATCAACAATTTTTTTATTTGCCTTATGATTATTTAATGCTCTACTCGCTAAAGTAATTGGCTTTTGTGTGGGGTGCTGATAATTTGTATCTTTTGCTAAATTCCACAAATCACTTTCATTATTAATTCCATCATCCAATTTTCCATTAAATAAACAAAATTCATGTTGATGTCTATATCCTCTCCCTAAACCAAAAACATTTTTTGCCCATACTATACAAGCCTTAAATTCTAACTTACTTTGTAATAGTCCGTAAAATTTCCAATTACACCAAACATAATAATTAATAGGGTTAAGAATTTTAAGAATAGAAACAAATCCTTCAATTAATTCTGTAAATTCTTTTATTGGCAAATCATCATTTTCAATAACATCAAACTTTCCACTCCTACCATTAAAAGCCACATTATAAGGGGGATCGGTAAATATCATATCTGCCTTCTCACCATTCATCAACTTAGCCACTTGATCTGAATCTGTTGAATCTCCACATAATAAACGATGATCACCGATCTCAATCAAATCTCCCAAAACAACATCAACCTTTAGATCATCGGGTTCTTCATAGTCATCCTCTTCTGCCTCTAGTTCATTAGGAAAGTCGGGAACATCTAAACCCCATTCATCTAATTGATCTACATCCCATTCGTTTGCTAA